GATAATCGCAGTTACAGATGAGAAATGGAAAAAAGCTGTTGGCGATTATGTTAAATCAAAAGCCCATATTCAAAGAGATTTAGAAGATAATTATTCATTTATAGGTTTTGTAGAAGATGAAAAAGTTTTAGGAGGATTACTTTTTTCTGATTATGATAAACATAATATTTGGGTACATCTAGCTTTAGAATCACCGAGGGTATGTCAAAGACGTTTTATCAAAATGTTATTTACGTACTGCTTTATTCAATTAAAATGTGGTAGAATAACAGCAATGTGCATTAATGGTTATAAAAGGAATGAAAGATTGTTAAAGGGTACAGGATTTGTTAAAGAAGGTAGAATACGAAAAGTCATGAAAGTTAATGGAAAATTTATAGATGGAGCATTATACGGAATGTTAAAGGAGGAATGTAGATGGGTTTAAAGCAACCAATGATGTACGAAATGCCACCGCCACCAGCAGTTGATCCAGAAGTGGCAGCCAAAGAAGCAGAATCAAAAGCTAAACTAGAAGCAGAAAAAAAGAAAGCTATTAGTGCTAGAATGAAAGGTAGAGGCGGTACAATTTTAACAGGTGGAGAAGGTGTTACAGAAGAAGCACAAGTTGGTAAATCCGTATTAAGAAGTTATTAATGGCAACTTTTGATTATATAAGAAAACGATTAGATAAATTAGAAGCTGATCGGGGTACATGGGAATCCCATTGGCAGGAAATTTTAGATTATGTAATGCCACGTAAGGCAGAAATTACTTTCTTGCGTTCACGTGGAGAAAAAAGAACAGAAATTTTATTTGATTCAACAGCAATTACCGCTAATAATCTTTTAGCGGCAAGTTTACAAGGAACACTAACATCACCTTCGCTTCCTTGGTTCTCATTAAAATTAAGAGATGATGATACAAATAAAATTAGGGATGTTCAAATCTGGTTAGAGGATACGGCACGTAGAATGTATGCTGTATTCAATGAATCTAATTTTAATACAGAAGTTCACGAAATGTATTTAGATTTATGTTCAGTTGGTACATCTGCAATTTTTATAGAAGAAGCTAATGAAGGATTTGTAAAAGGCGGTTTGCATTTTAATACTTTGCATATTGCGGAGTATTTTATTCAAGAAAATACAAAAGGAACAGTAGATACTCTTTATAGAAAATACAAAATGACTGCACGACAAGCTGTGCAAGAATTTGGTGAGGATAATTTAGGAACAAAAGTTAAAGAAGCAGTTAAAGATAAACCCGATACTCAATTCAATTTTATTCATGCTGTAGAACCAACAGAAGATTATGAAAGAGCAACAGGTGAAACAAAAACTAAATTACCAGTTTCTTCTTGCCATGTTTGTTTTGAAGATAAAATGGTTGTTAGACTTGGGGGTTATAATGAATTTCCATATCTTGTACCACGATGGGCAAAAGCAACGGGTGAAATTTTTGGAAGATCACCTGCCTATAACGCATTACCAGATATTAAAACTTTAAATAAAGCTGTAGAAATTGGATTAAAAGCATGGGCAAAAGCTATTGATCCGCCATTGTTAGTTACTGATGATGGAGTAATAGGTCGAGTTAGAATGACACCTGGTGGAGTTACAGTAGTTAGAAGTGATACAGCAATCAAGCCATTACAAATTGGATCAAACTGGCAGATAACAGATTTAAAAGAAAATCAATTAAGAACAGCAATTAGACAAGCATTTTATTCAGATCAATTACAGTTACAAGAAGGCCCACAAATGACGGCAACGGAAGTTCAAGTTAGATATGAATTGATGCAAAGATTGTTAGGGCCAACATTAGGAAGATTCCAAACTGAATTTTTAAATCCATTAATCGAAAGAGTATTTGCAATTATGATGAGAGCAGGTGCTTTAACACCTAGACCATCTGAAATTGAAGGTGCAAGTATGGATATAGAATATGTTGGGCCGTTAGCACGTTCTCAAAGAATGGAAGAAGCAATCGCAGTTGAAAGATTATATCAATTAGCATTACAAGTTGTACAGGTTGATCCTACTGTTATGGATGTTATCAATCACGAACAAGCTATTAGAATGAGAGCAACATTGCTTGGAGTTCCTAAAACAGTTTTACGTAGTGAGGATGAGGTAACAGAAATAAGAGAACAAAGAGCAGCAGCACAACAACAAGCACAAGAACAAGCAATGGCACAGCAACAAGCTGATACTGCATTATCACAAGGTAAAGCTATGACAGAAATGTCTAAACCAGAAACTAAAGAAGGTATGGAAGAAGCAGTAGCACAAGCCGAACAACAAGGATTAGTATAATGCCTAAATCATTAACAGAAATGCAAGAAGCATTTATTGAAAATTTTTCACAAACAGGAAATGCAAAACAATCTGCAATCAAGGCAGGTTATTCAGAAGCAACAGCAGAACAACAAGGTCATAATCTTAAAAAACAATTAAGCCACGAAATAGATGAAGCTACTAAAAAATTAATGAGTAGTCACGTACCTTTGGCTGTAGAGAAATTAAAAGATTTAATTGCAAATCCTAAAATATCACCTTCTGTCCAGCTTGGTGCAGTTAATAGTTTGTTAGATAGATCGGGTTATCAAACTATTACTAAAATAGAAGATGTAACAGGTAGAAAAACAGATTCAGAACTTCGTGAAGAATTAAAACATTTATTAAGTACAATCTCAGTCGTTAAAGGCCCATATGACCCTGATAATTCTAATGGATCGGGATCACTTCAATAATGGTAGCACCTGATTTTGAAAAACAGATTAAAAGTTTAAAAAGAGATTACGGAATTACTTTTGGCTCTAAAGAAGGAGAAAGAGTAATAGCTGATTTAAGGTCAGCTTATTATAAACGGAGTTCTTTTTCAAAGGATTCCAACGAAATGGCTTTTCGAGAAGGACAAAGATCGGTAGTCATTCGTATCATCAATCTAATAGAGGAGGAAAAAAATGGCTGATGAACAAACGACCACAGTACAAGACAACCCAGTACAGGAAACATCTATACTTGGGTCTGGTGCTAGTGAAAATCAAGACTGGAGATCATCTTTAACAGATGAATTGAAAAATAATCCAACAATTCAAAATATTAAAGATTTAGAATCTGCGGCTAATACACTAGTTCACCAGCAAAAAATGATAGGGAGTAGAATACCTATACCAAAAACAGATGAAGAAAAGGCCGAATTATATACAAAGTTAGGTAGGCCCGAAACTTCTGAAAAGTATAATTTTACTATTCCTGAAACACATTCTAAATTTTTTAATGAAGAACAAGTTAAACAATTCAAGAATGTTGCCCATCAAATTGGGTTGAATAACGATCAAGCTAAAGCATTAATAGACTTTCAAGTCAAATCTGTTGATTTTGAAAATCAAAGGCGTGATTCAGAAATGACTTTAGGCAAAAAAAATACAGAAGAAATGTTGCGTAAGGATTGGGGTTATGACTATGATAACAAGGTTAGATCCGCAAGACGAGCAATGTCTGTATATGCAGATAATGAATTGATGGAACTTTTAGATACCGAAGCAGGTAATCATCCATCTGTTGTTAGATTATTTGCACGTTTAGGTGAGGATATAACGGAAGAAATGGCTAAAAATACACAAAATAATAAATTAGCTGTTTCACCAGTAGATGCTAAAGGAGATATTCAAAAAATATATGCTGATACAAAACATCCTTATCATAATGCTGAACATCCAGAACATAGAAATGCTGTGGAACAAGTAAGGCAATTACACGAAAAAGTTTATGGTAATTAAATAAATTATCTGTTATAATTGTTGTACTAAATTCGCCCTTCATAGGAGAACGAATAGGTAGCCATAATCGGCTTTAAACATTCGATTGATCGTGTCGTCTTACGATAAGGTTTCCCGAAAGGACAAAAGCCGATTTAATGGAATATGTTGAATCAGCATTGTGCTATTCGACCCCTATTCTTCAACTTTGTAAAACTATGGAGATAATATGTCTGTACAAATAACAACGGCTTTCGTTGAACAGTACAAAGCAAATGTATTACACCTAGCTCAACAAAAAGGTTCTCGATTAAGAGATGCTGTCCGAACTGAAACAGTTACGGGCAAAGCACATTTCTTTGAAAGAATCGGCTCAACAGCAGCACAGAAACGTACTTCTCGTCATTCTGATACACCAAGAATGGATACACCCCATTCTAGAAGAAAAGTATCACTTGATGATTATGACTGGGCTGATTTAATAGATAACGAAGATAAAGTTAGACTATTAATATCACCTCAATCTGAGTACGCAATGGCTGGTGCGTGGGCAATGGGAAGAGCTATGGATGATGCAATTATCGCTGCGGCTACTGGAACGGCTTATAGTGGAGTTGCTGGCGGAACGTCAGTTTCTTTACCTTCAGGTCAAAAAGTAGTTCATGCTTCTGGTGGCTTAACAGTTACAAAACTGTTAAGTGCTAAAGAAATACTAGATGCAGCAGATGTTGATCCAGACGAACCAAGATTTTTGGTTTGTGCTGCTGGTCAATTAGCAGATTTGTTGGCGATAACTCAAATTACGTCAGCAGATTATAATTCTGTGAAAGCCTTAGTCAG